CGCCCACCGCTTATGGTTTGTGGGATGTAGGACTGTGGGGAACGGCTCTATGGGGGTCAGATACGGTCGTCACGAACAACTTTGTGGGACTTCAGGGCATCGGATACTGCGCTGCCGTCAATTTCAACAGCAGCAGCAAGAATCTGACGCTGGAGTGGGCATCAACTGACATCGTTTATCAACTCGGATGGGCTGGCGCATCGTAAGCGGCCCCCATGTGGGGCATTGGGTCACCGCGCAGACGGACGGCGGCTATCACGCCGAACGATCCAATGCTCTCGGGCTTGAAAAAGACGGAAAGTTGGTCGCAGGAACCGTTTTTGAGATGTGGAACGGCAGATCGGTCGTTTGCCACATCGCATGGGAGCGTGTTACGCCGACGTATATGGCAGCCGTTTACGATTATGCCTATAACGTCTGCAATGTTGATAAGATAATAGGGCCGATTTCCAGCAACCATACCCGGGCGCTGAAACTGGTCACGAAAATGGGGTTTTCCGAGGAAGCGCGCATTAAAGATGGCGCACCCGACGGAGACATTGTTTTTATGACGCAGACACCTGACAAGTGTCGTTTTTTGGAGCCGAGGTATGGGCAAAAGATCACCAGCACCGCCGCCAGCGCCTGATTACGCCGCATTAGCGCGACAACAGGGCGCAGCCAACGTGGAAGCCGCCAGAACGTCGGCTTACATGAGCAATCCCAACGTCTATACGCCGTATGGGACGCAGACCGTCACTTGGTCGCGCACCCCGAACTTTGACGAAGCGGCGTATCAGAAGGCGTTGGAGCAGTATCAATCGGGCAGCATCCTAGACGGCGACGGTAGCCGCGGCCAGATGCCGACCCGCGAGCAATTCACAACGTACATTGAGCAGCCGACGGTACGCCAAGAGTTGCCGTATTGGGCGCAGACCGCCGTCAACAACGAACAGCAAGCGCAGGCTCGTCTTGCGATGGCGGCTAACGAAGCGTCAGCACGACTCGGCAATCTTCCCATCGCGCAAGAGTTTACGGGCGCAGGCATCCCCGGCATTGATTACTCTGGCGCTGGCGTTCGCCCGATTGAGGCGCACCTCAATCTGATGGGCTACGGCACTCCGGTGTCGCAAGTCTCCCCGCTCGCCACCCCCGAGCCGGTGCGTGTCGCAGGGCAAGCCGGTGCCAACATTGAAGGCGTCGGCCAGATTCCGTTCGCCCCTGACTTGATGGGCATGGGCTACGCAGGCGGCGGCCCGCAGCCGTACAACCTGCAAGGGTTAAATCTCTCCAATGTCGCGCAGGTGCAAGGCGCACCCGCAGGCGGCTTGTTCGGCATGGCGTCAGGCGGCCCCGGCGGGCTGAACCTGCAAGGGCTAAACACCAGCGGCGTCGGTGGCGTGGCACAAGGCCCGCAGCAAGGCCAGTTTGGTCAGGCGCAGCGCAGCGTTCAAGGGCCAGAGTTGCAGCGTCAGATTGACATTGCCAACTTGCCGCAAGGCCCGGTTAACGCAGGCATGACGGCGCAAACGGCGCTGCTCTCGCGTTTATCACCGCAGTTGCAAGGCGAGCGTCAGCAGCTTCAAACGCAACTAATCAACCAAGGTTTGCGACCGGGCGGTGAGGCGTACAACTCTGCGATGGCCGCACAGATGCAGAAGGAAAACGACCTATTGCTGCAAGCCGCCGCACAGGGCATCAGCCTTGACCAAGCGGCCCGTCAGCAAGCGTTTGCCGAACAGCAATCTCGCGCTATGTTCGCCAACCAAGCCGCTCTGCAAGGCTTTGGTGCGGGCATGGAGCAAGCAGGGCTGTATAACACGGGTATGCAGCAGGACTTGCAATCCGCATTGGCAACGCAAGCCGCGCAGAACCAAGCCCAACAGCAAGCCTTCCAGCAGCGTCTGCAAGCCGGTGAGTTTGGGCAAGAGGCACAATTGGCGTCCTTTGGCACCCAACAGCAGGCGGCAGAGGCGTACAACCGCGCCATCGCGCAGAACTACCAGCAAGCATTGCAATCGCAACAGGCCGCTAACGCCGCGCAAGCACAACAGTTCGGTCAGGCGGTCGGTGCGGGTGAGTTTGACCGCGCACGGCTGATGGAACAGTTTGGCATGGCATCCTCGGCGCAAGAGATGGCGAACCGAGCGATTGCCCAGAACCAAGGCGCACTCACGCAGCAGTACCAGAACGTGCTGGGCGGTCAGCAGCAGTACATTGATCAGCAGATGGCTGCCGAGCAGTTGCGTAACCAAGCCATCGCGCAGAACCAAGCGGCGCAGATTGCGGTGCAGCAAGCCAACCTTGGCCGTCAGCAGCAGAACTTTGGTCAGCAGATGTCGCAAGCTGAATTGGCTAACGCCGCCCTCGCGCAGCAGCGTCAGGCCGCGATTGACCAAAACACCTTCTACAACCAAGCGTTGCAGCAGATGTATAACCAAGAGATGGGGCAGAGCCAGTTTTACAACACGGCTGTGCAACAGGCTCTCGCGCAACAAGCAGCGATCCGCTCGCTCCCGATCAACGAGATTAGCGCGTTGCTCTCGGGCGGTCAGGTCACGGTGCCGCAGTTCCAAGGCTATAGCGGCGTCACGGTCGCCCCTGCTCCGATATTTCAAGCGGGTCAGGCGCAAGGCGACTTCGCACAACGTAATTACGCCAACCAAGTCGGTTCTTACAACGCAGGCATGGGCTTGCTTGGTAGCGTTGCTGGCATGGCTGGCAGCGCATTAGGCGGTCAATTTGGCGGCGCACTCGCAAAAGGTTTGTTTGGCGGCGCATCCCCGTCAGATCGCCGCTTGAAATCTAATGTTGTTCGTGTCGGCACCCACCCGCTTGGCATTGGAATTTACGAATACGACATCTTTGGCGAGCGTCAGCGTGGCGTAATGGCCGATGAAGTTGAAGCGGTGAAACCAGAAGCCGTAACCACGCATCCAACGGCTGGTTACAAAATGGTTTATTACGGAATGTTGTGAGGGATAAACGATGAACGGATTTAGACCTGACCGACCGCAGCGCATGGCGCAAATGCTGGCAATGCAGGAGCGCAACCGTTCTATCGGTGCGCCCGCAGGCCAACGCGACGGGATGCCTGCAATGCGTCCTAGCCTCGCCTACAGCGGCGCTACGCCCAACACCGCCTCTGGCGTACCTCCGCAAGCCATGAACTTTAACGGCCCGCAGATGACGCCGCAGCCCGGTATGGGCGGCATGATGCAGGGGATGGGTCGCCCGCAAATGGGTCAGACCCGTATGCCGCCGCAACAAATGGCAAACACGGCACCGCAGATTGGCAACCGCCCGATGCGCCCGCGTATGCCCTCTCCCGCAGGCATGACGACGCCGCAGGGAGGTTCTTACAGAGGGGATTTTGAAAATGCCTCCTAAATATGTCAGCACTTTTCGCGCACCGAGCGAGTACGAGCGTCAATTAGAGGAAGCTCGTCGCCGTGCAATGTTGGCCGAAGCACTCGCCCAACAAGAATATCAGCCGATGGAAGGCACCGCAGCGCCGATCCCGAAAGCCGCACCGCTTGTAAAAGCGTTGCAGAGCTTTATGACCGCCCGTGCAAGTCGTCAGGCGCAAGAAGCCGCCGAAGAAGCCAAGGGGCTAGAGGCCGATTACGCCCAGCGTATGCTTGGCCGTATGCAAGGTGGCTACACCTACCAGCCTGACGCGCAACTTGAGCAGCAGATGGCGAAGCGCCCCGAAGAAACGCTGGATCAATACAACCAGCGTATGCAAGCCACGCCGTTTGTGGGTCGCTCTGCCGCCATCCCCGAGCAAGCCGAGTTGGGCGAGGTTACGCGCCAATCGCAGTACCGCCAAGCACCAGAAGAAGTGTTGGGCATGGCTTCAACTAGCCTTGGCGCTGCGGCATTGAAGGATCGCCCTGTCATGGCAGCGCGCCTTGCTCAAATGCTTGAAACGCCAAAAACTAAATCGGTTTACGGACAAATAGACCCGTTGGCTTTAATAAACTCTGCTACTGAAGATAGCCGAAAAGCGTTTGATATAAGCGTGGCAAAGGGCGCGCCTGATTACACTTTGCTAAAGAGGCTTGATAACGGTAAGCCAGTATTTACCCCAGATCAAATAGCCCAAATGAGGTTAAATGTAGCAAACGCAAACATAACCCGCTCTTTAGGGTTGACTAACATTCCCGCTGATCAACAGGGAATGGTGCCAGCCGTTCCAAGTTTAGAGCAGTTAATGGCTCCGCTTCCGCAAAATCTGCAAAACTTAAATGTTCGCCCTGCTCCGCAAGCGCCAACCGCCCCCACGGGCAGCGGCGGCATGGCACCTCCAAGCGGGATTGGTTATGGCGCGGCATTAGAAACCGGCGAGTTTACTCCCGGCAGAGGATTGCAATACAGCGGAAGCGCGACCACGGCAAGTGGAAGGCCGGTTGCGCCAACCCAAAAACCGGCTATTGAGCGCGTGTCTCCAAAAGAGTACGGCAATTTAATTGCCAAACAACCCGTTGATCAAGGAGCGGCGCAAGCGGCGCTTGGTCAAGTGTCAATGATGCGAAACTTTATCCAAGATTTGCAGCAACACGGCGGTACTGATTACATTTTTGGCCCAATCCAGTCGCTTACGCCAAACGTCCGAGGTTCGGCAACGTCAGCGCAGTCGTTGTTTGACACTTTGCGCGAACGGTCAAGCGTTGAGGCGTTAAAACAAAGCCGATCAGAAGGGTTTGCCCCCGGCAGCATTACCGAGCAAGAGTGGCCGCGTTTTGAAACTGCAATTGGCGCAATTAGAGGAACCAAGGACGCCCGTGCAATGCGTCTTGCGTTGGAAAACGCCGATAAGCAATTAAGCGATTTGGAACAACGCATTATCAATAAATACAGCTCAACTTATGGTAATAAATTCCCATTAAATTGGTCACCGCCAAGCTATAAGCCAGAAAGTTCGTTGTATCCGCGTCCAGAAATTGCTGCGGAAGATAAGGCGGTGTTTGATCGCGCAGATCAAATTATCCGAAAGATGCAGCAACGGAGGAAATAGCAATGGCAAATCAAACATTGCTAGAACCAAAACCGCTTGTTGAGCAACGGCAGTCTCGCCGGTATGCCGACTGGCTTGTGCAAAACGAAGATTTGATTGACACGCCAGAGTACAAGGATATTGCTCGCGCTTATGAAATGGCGCGACGGCAAGAGGAAAAACTGACTGGCGTTGAGGCTTTGCAAGAAGGCATTGCCAATCTTCCATCTGATTTCCTTCGCCTTGGCAAAGACGTTGTTACTGGCGCGGCTGACGCCATAAGTTACCCATTCCGCGAGCCAACAGAGTTTGGCAAAACCGTTATGGGCATTGGCATCAGCGCGTTGCCGAGTGTTGGCGGGAGAGCGCAAGAAACGCCGCTTACGCGCCCAGCAGAAGGGATTATTGGTCATTATCGTGGGTATCTTGACCCCGATGTGTTAAAGCGTCGGTTCGCTGATCGCCCGGCAGAAACACTTTCTGACCTTTCTCTTGTTGGCTATGGGACTGGCCGTGCGTTAAAAGCTATCCCAAGCGCCCCAACCGAATATGTTGGTGGCAAATTAGCGGCGGCATCAGAAGCCATTGATCCATTGACGGTTGCCGCAAAGACGGTCGCATATCCGTTTCAACAAGTTGGAGATATACCGCTTCCCGGCATCCCTTCAGTTGAAGAATTGAAGGCGCAAGCCAAGGCTGCGTATCAAAGAGCCACAGATGCAGGCGTGTTTTTTGACGCTAATCAATTTGATAGTTTTGTTGACGGGCTAAAAACAAACTTGCGCGATAGCGATGGCAAGCAAGTTGCTGTTATTCCCGAATTGCATCCTAAATCAAGCGCAGCAATCGCAGCTTTTGAACGATATAAAGGCAGCAACAAGACATTAGATGACATGGATATGTTGCGCCAAGTGGCGCGAGATGCGGCAGCAAGCATTGACCCCGCAGATCGGCGCGTTGGCATGATTCTGCGAAACAAAATTGATGATTTTGTAGAAAACGTGCCTGTTGGTGACAAAGGCGGGGTAGATGCGTTGAAAGAAGCTCGCGGCTATTGGTCGCGGGCGCGAAAAGGCGATGTTATTGAGGACATCATGTTTGATGCCCGCTTGGAATCGCCCGGTACTTTTTCTGGCGCGGGCGTTGAAAACGCATTGCGGAGAGAATTTAAGAAATTAGCCAAAAGCAACGACTTTCGGTTGTTTAACAAAGAAGAACAACAGGCCATTTTGGGTGTTGTTAATGGCGGCCCAGTATCCAACGCCATGCGATTCCTTGGAAAGTTTGCGCCAACAGGTGTTGTTTCTGGCGCACTTGGCCCCGCTTTAGGTTCTTCCATCGGGTTTGGAGCCGCAGGCCCAATAGGCTTGGCGGGAGCAGCGGTGATTCCCTCCATTGGCATCGCTGGCCGCGTTGCAGCCACTAAAGCAACCGAAAGCGCAGCCGCCAAAGCCTCTGCAAAAATGAGAGCTGGCGGCGCACCCGCAAATGTTGGCGAAAAGTTAGCGCAACTTTTGTCACAGTATGGCGATCAGTTAGCAGCAGTTCCGGGGTTTGGATTTGCTGTGGATATGGCACGACGTAGCAAAGGCAAGGTCAACCCGTATTTAACGCGGCAACTGATTGCTCAATTAGAGAACATTCAGCGTCTGTCCGAGCAACGGCAAGCGTTAGAACAGACGAAAGAATAGGAGTAAACACAGATGAGCTTTAACGGCAGCGGTACGTTCGTCATCAACACGGCAGGGCAACCTGTCGTCGCTAACACCGTCATCTCGGCTACGGTCTTTAACGCCTTAACGTCAGACCTCGCCACGGGCCTTTCTACCTGTATCACCAAGGACGGTCAAACCACCGTTACGGCCAACATCCCGTTTGGCAATAACAAGATCACTAGCCTTGGCGCAGGCACGGCGGCAACTGACGCCTCCAACATGAGCCAAGTGCAGTCCACCGCCGCCAAACTGATTACGGTCACGGGTACGGACACGATCACAGGCACGATGTCGCCTGCATTGGCCTCTTACGCTGCGGGGCAGTTGTTCTACTTCATCGCCAACGCCGCTAATACGGGCGCAATGACGATCAACATTGACGGCCTCGGCGCAAAGTCCATCACCCGCGACGGCTCTACCGCGCTGATCGCAGGCGATGTGAATACGGGCGAAATCGTCGTCATTTGCTACGACGGCACCCGCTTCCAGATGATTAACGCCGCCAACTCGTTCGGCAACACGACGATTAACGGCACCCTGACGGTTACGGGCAACACCGGCCTGCAAGCCAACGTATCCATTACTTCGGCGCTGTCGGTAGGCGGTGTGTTTGCCGTCACGGGCGCTGCAACGCTCGGTAGCACCCTCGCCGTTACGGGCAAGTCAGACTTGCCGACCGTCTCCACAGCCTCCATGAACGCCGCTGTGGCCGTTGTGACGACCGGCACGGTGACTAACCTCACCTCTACGTCGGCCTCTATTGCTAGCATGAACGCGGGCGTTGCGCTGCTGACTAATGCCACGGTTACGACGTTGACCGCTACGGGCGCGTCTATCGCCTCGGCCAACATCGGCAACCTTCAGTTTACGGCAGCCTCCATTGCCTCCATCAACGCAGGCGTGGCGGTTATCACCAACCTCACGGCTACGTCGGCCTCTATCGCGTCGGTCAATGCCGGTGTGGCGCTACTGACCACAGCCACCATTACGGGCTTAACGGCGACAGGAGCCTCTATCGCCTCGGCTAACGCTGGCACAGCTACGTTGTCGGGCAACCTCACGCTTACCGGCGGCACCGCCGATGGCGTGCTGTACCTCAACGCCAGCAAGGTAGCGACAAGTGGAACGGCGCTGATATTTGACGGTAGCAAATTGGGCATTGGCGGCACCCCGCCCACCACGCTGTATGTCAAAGGCACGGCTGGCGGAACCGATCCGACAGTTGTTACTGGCGAGCGTGTGCGAATTCAAAGTAACGACACAACGGGCCGAAGCACTTATCTGTCAACAATTGCGGGAACGGCGGCAAATTCGGGAATTCTTTTTGGCGACCAAGATGCCGCAGACGTAGGCCGTATTCTTTACGCGCACGGCACTAACTCATTGCAGTTTTTTACCAACAGCGCGGAAGTTGCAAGATTTGATTCTTCGGGCGATCTTGGTATTGGCGTGACGCCTTCTATTTGGAACGCTGCCGGGTATAAAGCACTTGAAATTGGCGCGGCTGGAACCGCTTTGTATGGCGGCTCTAAAGATTTATACGTTAACGCAAACGTCTATTTTGACGGCACATGGAAGTACGCCACTACTGCTACAGCCGGTCAGTACAACATAAACGAGGCAACTCACAAGTGGTTTAACGCAGCGTCAGGAACTGCGGGGAATACAATCACTTGGACGCAAGCGATGACGCTGGATGCCTCCGGCAACCTCGGCATCGGAACTGCGTCGCCTGCTGCAAAGTTGCACGTTGTTGGCGATGCACTAGCCAACACTTTCAAACTTATTACGAACACAACCGTATCTGGGTCTGACGCAACGATCTTTAGACCCGCAGATAACACGCTGGCGTTTAGCACCAACGGCGCCGAACGCGCAAGGTTTGACACCTCCGGCAACTTCGGCCTTGGCGTGACGCCGAGTGCGTGGAGTGGATTTAAAGTTCTTGAATTACAGGGTGGTTATGTCGGCGGTGGCGCAACATCGTATATAGAATTTGGACAAAACAACTATTACGACGGTGCGTTTAAGTACAAAACGACTGCTGCCGCAACGCTTTACGAACAAGCCTCTGGCGCACATAAGTGGTTCAACGCAGCCTCCGGCACCGCAGGCAACACCATCACGTTTACGCAGGCGATGACCTTGGATGCGAGTGGGAATTTGCTGGTTGGGACGACCACCACAAGTTCTCTTGCAGGGGCAGGCCGTGGGCTGATTGAGGTTAATGGTTCTTCTGATAGTGCGTTTGCGATGAAAGCAAACAATACGTTATATGGTTATTTGTATAACAGCGCGTCCGAGTTCCGAGTTGCAAACGTAACATCAAACCCAGTTACATTTTTTACCAACAACACCGAACGCGCCCGCATCACCTCTGCCGGCGACCTTGGCATCGGAACTGCATCGCCCGCTCAGAAACTTGAAGTTGCAGGAAATGTGCGACTGAGTGGTAGTCAAGTTGGATCAAAAATTGAGAACCAGATGACTTCAATCTCGGTTACAACTTCAGCAACAACCATTTTGGATGTAGCCGGGTCTTATGGAAGGCTTGTAGTGGTAAATGGAGGCAGTGGGTCAGATAGATTTTGCGACTTGGTGCTTGCATCAACAGGCGTTTCCCCCACCGTTGTTTCTTCGTTTACCGCATTAGGAAGTCCGGCAGCGCGAACTTATACGCGCTCTGGCGTTGCATTGCAGTTAGCAATGGCATCGGGAACATACACTGTATGGGCGCTTGCGCTTGGATTCTAATTAGGAGATTAAAATGGCTACTGAAATCACTTGGGTTATTTCTCGTCTTGATTGTTTGCCAAGCGTTCCAGAAGGCACAGACTATGTGGTCACGGCTTATTGGTATTGCAACGGCGTGAACGGCGACTACAGCGCAAGCGTCTATGCCACCTGTTCGTTTGCCGTCGTGCAGGGCGAGGCTTTCACGCCTTACGCTGACCTCACGCAAGATCAGGTGCTGGGTTGGTGTTGGGCTAATGGCGTAGATAAAGACGCTACAGAGGCTACGGTGACAGGCCAAATTGAAGCACAGATTAACCCGCCGGTTGTTTCGCCGCCGCTGCCGTGGTCGGCACAACCGTAATAACGCATATATCAACATTTACAAGGTATAACAGATGTTAGAAGCAAAGTTAGAGATGACGCTAGAAGAAGCCGTCGCTATCGTGAACTTGTTGGGGTCACTCCCGACGAGTCAGGGCGGCTATCCGCTGTGGCAGAAGTTGAAGGCACAGGTTGAGGCGCAGATGCCGAAGCCGGAAGAAGTGACGCAGCAATGAACCTTGCTTTCCTTGCGCTTTTTATCCTGCTCCAGATTGGCGATGTGTGGACAACGCTAACGGCGCTGAAAATGGGCGCAAGGGAAGCCAATCCGCTGCTCGCCAAACTGTTTCTGCGCTTTGACCCGCTTGGCGTGATGGTCGTGACCAAAGTGTTTGCGACTTGGGCGCTGTGGTACGCCGATATGTGGATGATTACGATGGCGCTGTGTGCGTTTTACGTTTGGATTGTTATTAACAATTGGAGAGTAATTCGGTGACTACTGTTCAAGAGCTAGAAACAACGGTAACGAGCCACATTGACGTTTGCGCGGTGCGTTACGAGGCGATCCATGCGCGACTGAAGCGCCTTGAGCAGCTTATGCTGAAGGTCGGCGGCGCAATCATCCTGATTTTGCTTGGTGCGCTCGGCAGTATGGCTATGCTGCTCCTTGAGGCTGTGCAAAAGTGAATATGCAGAAGATTGTGGATATGTTGTTCCCGGTACTGCTGGCCGCTGTAGGCTGGTTGCTTGCGGAAATCGCATCGTTCAACAATCGCTTGATTGCTATTGAGTCCAAAATCCCCATCTTGATCACCGAGGACGGGGTGCCGACTGACAGCCCGTTAAGCGCCGCCCGCCGTCAGGAATTGAAAGACGACATCATGGAGGACATCCATGACTTGCAAGTGCGCGTCAAACTGATAGAGGAACGCAACAAATGATGACGATGGTTAGCACGTTCCTGTCGTTCCTCGCGGGCGGCCTGCCCAAGATTCTGCAAATTTTCCAAGACCGGCAGGACAAGAAACATGAGCTTGCCCTAGTTGCTGCACAGAAGGAGCGCGAACTAGCCCTCGCAGAACGTGGCTTTATCGCGCAGGCGCGAGTTGAGGAAATCAAACTAGAGCAGGTGCAGACGCAGACCGCTGCCGAGGAGCGTCAGGCGCTGTATAGCCACGACGTTGAGATCGGCAAAGGCGCAAGCCAATGGATGATCAACTTGCGCGCCTCGGTGCGCCCGGTTGTGACCTACATCTTTGTGTTGGAACTGGTCGCTTTGAACATCGCAGGCGTCTGGTACGCCTACACCACCGGCATCCCGTTTGCGATTGCGATGGAAAACGTATTTAGCGACGACGAGATGATGATACTGGCGTCTATCATCGCGTTTCATTTTGGTGGTAGAGCGTTCTCGCAGAAGTGAAGGTCAGCCCTGCCGCGATCCGCATGATTAAACACCATGAGGGCGTCAGAACGCGCCCCTACAGGTGTCCTGCGTTACTTTGGACGATTGCGGTGGGCCATGTCATAGACCCTAACCACGCCAAGGTGCCGTTTGAGGAACGCCGAAATCTACCGATACCCGAGGGCTGGGATCGCAGCCTCACGATGGACGAGGTGGACGCTATCCTTGCTCAAGACCTTGGCAGGTTTGAGCGCGGCGTGGCCCGACTTTGCCCTTCTGCTGTTAATCATCAAGGCCGGTTTGACGCCCTCGTTTCCTTTTCTTTTAACGTGGGGCTAGGCAATCTCCAACGCTCGTCATTACGCATGAAACACAACCGTGGTGACTTTGAAGAAGCCGCTGCAGAGTTCATGAAATGGTCAAAAGCCGGTGGTAAGGTATTGAAAGGACTTGTAAATCGTAGGCGAGATGAGCAAAGATTGTATTTGAGGGGTTGATATGCCAAAGAAAATCCCCGTTGTGCAAATGAACGAAGGCTCTTGGTATAGGGTGAAGGGCTATACCTATACCGAGTGCTGCGACTGTGCGCTAACGCACAAAGAAGAATACCGCCTAGTTGATGGTCACTTGGAATGGAGAGCCGAGTTAGCCCCAGAAGTTACCGCTAAACGCCGAAAAGAACTTGGCATAACGGTCAAAAGGAAGGCTAAACGTGACGACAAGAAAGGCGACTGACGAACAGATATTGCAAGCCTTACAAGAATCAAAAGGCGTTAGGGCGGCAGCAGCACAAAAACTCGGGATCAATATCAGAACCTTGTTGAGCCGCATACAAGAGATGCACGGCAAGGGCTTAAACGTCCCTAACTCCACTTACCAGCACACCCCAAGCGTAGTTAGGGATGAATTTGAATTCACCCCGCTGCCGAACGACGACGTTCCCATTGAGGAACTAATAGAGCAGCGCAAACGCAAGTTCCTGCACAAGCGCGAACACGAAGAAGCCTCCAAACTCATCCCCATACGCATCAAAATTGCAGGGCCAATCGGCCTACTACATTTTGGCGATCCGCACGTTGACGACGATGGCTGTGACATTGAGGCGATAGAGCGCCACACAGCCCTCGTAAACGCCACAGACGGGCTTTTTGCTTGCTCGGTGGGGGATACCACCAACAACTGGGTAGGCCGCCTAGCAAGGCTATACGGCGATCAAGCGACCTCTGCCGCACAGGCATGGCGGTTGGCCGAATGGTTCGTCAACCGTTGCCGGTGGCTGTACATGATCGGGGGTAACCATGACCTATGGTCAGGCGCAGGCGACCCGCTTAAATGGATTGTTAAGCAGCAAAATTCGTTGTATCGGGGATCAGAGGCTCGCATCGCGTTGCGGTTCCCGAATGGCGCAGAGGTGCGCGTCAACGCCCGCCACGATCACGTTGGATCGTCCATCTGGAACCCCGCTCACGGCCCCATGAAAGCCGCCCTGATGGGTACACGCGACCACCTCTATGTGGCAGGCCATAAGCACGAAAGCGCCTATAGCGTCCTAAAAGATGCAATATCTGGCATAACCATGCACACGATGAAGGTGGCCTCGTACAAGATTTATGACCGCTACGCCAAGGAGCGTGGCTTTCGTGACAATTGTTTGTCGCCTTGTGCGCTGACGACCATCAACCCTGACCTGCCCAACGATCACCCTGACTTGATCAAGGTGTGGTGGGAACCCGAGGAAGGCGCGGAGTATTTGACATGGCTGCGCAGCCGAGTTGGGTAGTCCCTAACGGTTGTCAGGACTGCGTGTTTTTTTGTCCTGCCAACGGCCAAGGGTATTACTGCTCACATGAGCGTCAATATCTTGGCGGCGTGTGCATCTGCATGGGCAAATACTACCTACGCGCTGCACCGTTCCGCTGGCCGCCGAAAGTGGCTGAAGGGGCTGGGATTGAACCAACATTCACGGAGTCAAAGTCCGTTGTCCTACCGTTAGACGACCCTTCAGCGGCGTAAATATTCTAACTCGGCGCGTAGCGTCTTTATCTCCATCTCTAGCACCATTGCGTCATCGGCTAACCCGGCTCGGCGCATCGCCACAAGCGCATTGGCTACCCGATCCCCTTGGCGCTGCCCAAACGCCCACGGTGCGCGCTCCATCTCCTCCTTCCACGCACCCGGCGGGCTAACGTCGTCTTTCACCATATATCTCGCCCTCCGCGTGAACAGCGCCAATTAGGGGCTGGCACGGAGCGCCATTCTCGGTCACGGTTAGCCTTGAGCTTGCGGAACAGGTCTATGATCCATCTCACGGGAGTGCCTCCACGCTGTAGTTGGTACTAGGTGACTTCCAGCCTTTCGGTAAATCGCCATTGATCCATGAGGGGTCTACCCAACGCAGTTTATTGTTGGGCATGGCAACCCATTGGCCGCTATCTAACGCGATGATGTGGTGATCCTTGGATTGGTCAGGTATTTCCGACCAGCCGCCATTGGCCCAGAACACACTAAATAGGTACACGCCTGACCGCAGCACTTTGTCGCGGCAATACGCCTCTACTCGGTGGTTACGCAGGAACTGCATTTCACGCACTTCGCAGAACCGACTAAACGAGTCCCACCACACGCAGACGTTAAGCGGCAAAGGGTCGCAGGGCTTGGAGCAGATCGCGTGTATGGGCATCCTTGCCCATTGTGTGCCGCACTCCAGCATGACTTGGAACATAGGCACTCGGGCTGGCTCGCTTCGGAAGCCAAAGACCGTGCATGGCGAAAATTCCCCATGCCCGCTTTTCTCGTCAAACAGAAACTCGTTACGGACGTAAGCAGTAACGTAGGGCGTATCTACGAGGAACGTCATATCAGCCCTTCTTTGCGTAGTTGTGCGATGGTTCGCACCATGCCCTCAAGGTGAGCTAGGCGCACATAGTCGCGGTCAAGGTCTGTGCGGAAACGGCGGTCTACGGCGTCGTGGCAGGCACTACACGCCCACGCACCAAGCAAGTCATCAGCCTTGATGCCCATGCCGCTGACCCCTGATAGGCGTATGTGAGCCAGCACTACCGTTTCGGAATTGTGGTTGCATATCCCTTCAAGGCGCACCATGCAGCCGCGCCCTTTTGCTTCGTTACGCAGGTTCATACACCGGCTCCGGTATGACGATGCCCATTTCGGCGCAGCGTGTTTCTAGGAATAACAGGTAATCGCTAAATTCTTGTTTGGTTAGTTTGCTAGAGCGTTTGAGCGGGCGCATACGCTTGCGGCCAAAGCCTTGCAGCGTCTCCCAGCCAAAACACTCACCGAGGAAGTACTCATGCAAGTCGTCTCGCGTCCAGCCTGCTAGCGTCTCGCCGCCGCCCTCTAGGACGGCTGGATAGCACACACCCCACAGAAAACGATTCTGATGATCGGTGCGCGGCTTCTTCCATTCCAGCACCTCTATGCACCACGCACGGTCAGGCGATAAGCCCTGCACCATGCGCGTAGCCGCTACGGCTAACTGCTCGGGCGTGGTTCCTTTAGGAAATATGCGTTTCAACGGCTGGCCTCTAACCACTCGCGGCCATACTCCACATCCATGTAATCCTTAAACCACGGGCCGCCACGGGTGAAATGGACGGCAATCGGGTTCGGGCATTGGTCGCGGGTATACCAACCCTCAAGGTAGTTCCATGTGATCGGCAACTCCCCGATTACGTCATCGGTGAGCCAATTAAAGCGGTGTAAGTACATCCCTGTTTCGCGGTTCACCACCTCGGGCGTAAGAGCCTTGACTTGAGGATGCCCACAGTTGATAAACATGAAAGATGACCAGTTCT